TTTTTACCCTCTTTACCTATAAGCTTGCCTTCTGGGTTTTTATTCACACCGAATAAACCTAAAACAAAATCTGCACCAGGTATACCACCAACAGTGTTTACAAACTTAATAAAACCATCTGTAAATTCGCCAGACATCATCATACCAAGAGATTCACCAATTGTACGCAACCAGCGAATTGGTCCTGTATCGATCAAAGCCTTTGCAAAATTTCCGATCCATTGATTTCCTGCACCTTTTTTGATGTTTTCAATACCACCATATTTTATATCACGACCTGCGAGAAATACATCAACAGCAAGATTTAACGCTGTTCCTACACCAGGAGCAGCCAAATCAATTAAACCAAGTAATCCACCAACAACCTCAATAATACCACCGATGTAATCGCCATCAATCATTCTCTTGATACCAAAACCAAGACTCATCAGTGTACCGATGATTGGGATAAATTTAAGACGTTTGAATAAGAATTTACCAACAGGTCCTAAAAGTTTGGTTAATCCGCCACCCAATTTTCCTATACTTTTTGCTGCTGCCGGTGAAATTTTAGCAATACCATCGATTAGGACTTTACCAATTTTTGATATTAGTTTACCACCCATTTCTGCAATGTTTTTAATAGGAGCTTCCAAAAATTTACTAACCTTTCCTATCAACGAATCTGCACCAAACTTTTTTACAAGACCTTTTAATATTGGTGATACAAAACCTTTGATACTACTCATTATGCTTTGGAACAGAAACGCAGCTGTACGAGTTAGTACATTGCCAATCAATTTCATAGCACCCCTTAATGGTCCCTGATCGCCCCATGCAGCAGCAAGGAATTTAGCTGCTGTAAAACCAGATAATGCTGCTAATATAAGTTTTTCAAGCAAGCCGCCAGATTTACCAGCGATTGCAGGTTCTTTCGCTACTTCGGCTTTAACAGTATATAAACCTTTAAGTAAACCTAATACACTTTTATCTACACCAACAATTTTAACATTAATTGGTTTGTTGGCTTCAAATATATCCTTTGTTGATGATTTCTTTTCTACACCCTTTGTGTTAACAATTACCGGTGTAGCAATCTTACCTTTTGGCTGGCTGACAATTTTATTTATAACCTGAACATCTAAGACATCTTTTGGCTTAATGTTTTTTGTGATAGATGTAATAGCCTGTTTGACATGTTTCTTTATATCATCAATTTCATCTTTACCAAAAAACAGAGAGAAAAGTGTAAAATCTTTCTTTGTGGTATCTTTCTGAATTCTAGCAACAACAGGTTTAAATATGCTATCCATTCGCTGGTTAACATATTTCGCATCAACAAATTGGGCTATAATTTCGTCTATTTTTTTATCCGCCCCTGCTGTTACTTTCTCTGCCATATTCTATACTTAGGGGCCTCGGGCTTAATCATTTCCCTGTAAAGAACGCAGCATCGATAGTTATTTCAACATCTACCTCAGTATTGTTATTATCTTTACCCTTAACAGTAGTTAATGATACAACATATTGTTGGAGTTGTTCCATATACGCAATAATATCTTTTACTAACTGGGCCGGGAGTTTTTCTACAACACTATACACCGTCTTAAAATCAGCATTTGCAAGTTCGATTTCGCCATGATCAATCACCTGTAATGATGATAAATGTTTTGCCAATTCACCAATGTATGCATCACTTAGCACATTGCGAACATCTTCATATGTTTCCATCTTTGAAGAATCTAGTTTGGTTCTAACTTCTTTCTCGAGTTGTAATTCTCGTAAAATTGTTGGAGCTTTACAAACAACAGAGAATTTATCCGTTTTAAACGTATGTTCATCAAATAAATCGGACGAATGCACAAATTTGGTTTTATAATCAACAGAATTTAGATCCACAACATAGTTAATATCAGCATCTTGTACTTTTACAATATTACCAATAGAGAATTTACGCAATTGTAGGGCTATTGCGATTTTATCATCGATAAATAAATTGCATACATCAACGGATTTATCAATGCAGTTGTTTTTGATGATGTCATACATCGCTATAATAAAGTTTGTGCGATATATAGGATTATCAACCAAGGCACGAATCATCTGCTTTTGTTGACCTGTAGTAATACCACTAAACTGAATATTTTTATTGAGTGACGGAATCCATATATCATAACCAACTTGTTTGTTGGCTGTATCAATAGCGTCGAGAATGTTTCTAACATTTGTTGGTGTTTTGTCTGTGCTCATTTTAATTATTTTGAATGTCGTTTAAAAAGTCTCCGGTTGCATCACGCATCTGGGGTTCATTATTAGAATTTTTTTCCTTTTTCTCTTTTGCAGCTTCATCAGATAGATAGTAAGACCAATAAAGTTGTTTTTCGTTTGGAGTAAGGGTTTCTACATATTCTGGTGTAAATTTTAATACATTTACCATATAATAGATACCTTTGTAAAGTCCGTGTAAATCACAGTTATACGCAATTTTTAATATTCTGGTTAATATATTATCCGATAGTGACATTTTTTGTTCTATCGTTTTTATTGTGTGTGGATTTATTGTCGTGATAAAATTTACTGTGTTGCTTTTTATCTCCTGTGCATCTAAATATTTTTGAATATCTTCAGAGAAAATAATAGGAAGCTTTTCTATTATACGGTTTATTTCAAAAAAATCTAGTGTTGATAAATTATATTCTATATCTCCAATTTTAATATGGCGAATAGATCTAGCAACCACATCAACATGTGATGTATCATACATAAATTGTTCTGGTACACGAAATGCTAAAGGTATACCATATTCAATTGTAATGTTTTTGTTGGTAATGTTTACTATATCATCAAAATTAATTGATGCTATATTATCTACCAACTGATTATAATCAACAATTATCTCATACGGTTTTTGTGTTTCATCACAAGTTAGTTGAACTGTTTGTATATTACCAATACTAACAATACGCATGTTAAGCAAAATTAAAAACCTATCCAATATTGTTATATCTAATATATCAATATTTTCCTTACAGTTTTCTTTGATCAAATCATTAAATGCGTATACCAATGCAACATCATCATTGTTAAGAATGGTCTTAACAATATTTTTTAGTTGTCTAATATTTAATTCTTTGAAGTATACCTTGCGATTTAGAGAAGGTATAAACACTCCAAAATAGAAGTGCTGCTGCATATGATAATATATACTTTATCCACCGCCAAATGCACTACTATATGATCCACCAACAATTGAACCACTTTGTGATCCGAGTTTGCCTATAGACTTTATACTAAAAGACTTAGACAATGCACCAGATCCCATACTCTCTGTTGGTAATGTCATTGTAGGCACTTTAAATCCTAGTTGTTGATTTATTATATTGTTCTTTTTTATGCCAGCAAGAACATCTGCTATATTTTCTGCGGCTACATCGTAATGACTATATGTCCAAGATGTGTAAACCTTTTTAACATCTGTATCATCCCATGTTGAGATTATACCCTCAACTCTTGTGGGTACCACGTTATAAAATTTAAATTTCTTTCGTATCTTTGGTACACCAGAGCTCCCACGATCGTAAAAATATATCTGAATAGTAGTTTTAATATTTTTTGGATCATCTGGTTTACGTGCCATTAAACCGTAATGCGCACCATATATAATCCATGGACGGACAATAAAATCTAAAAATGAATAGTTTGTTTCAAGAAATGCTATGTTTAATTCTTGGAGTGTATCTCTACCCTTTGATACTGGTGCACTCAATAAACCGCCGTGAAATTCATCATTAGGTCCAATTCTATCTATGCGTAAAGATTCTTGAGGTGTTTGAACGCCTTGCGCAAAGATGCATACACCCTTATCAATAAACACACCATCTGAAATAGCTTTTTTTATTGCTTTGGCTTTTCCATCTACAAACCAATTATATGCTTCAAGATTATCTACATCGGGTGAGCTTAAATTATTATCAAGCGCTGCCGGCAGTTTATCAATTTGAATAACCCACTGTGATGCTAATGGTATATTACCAATATCCGAAAGAAGAAAATCATGAAAACTCTGAATTTGAGATTTTTCACTTCCAGGTCCAATTGTAAGATTGTCAGGCATTATGGATTAAATATCGAACCGATGCCTCGTGATAATCCGCCAATAGCACCAGTAACATTGCTAATTTTGCTCATCGCACTCGCGATACCACCAAATAAACCACCTTCAAGATTGATAGGAGAACGTGACCAGTATTGATATGCAAGTGTTGCTTTAATTTCTAATGGCTTACCGTTACCAGTTAAATCGTATGCGATTTCACCTATGTCAACAACGAAACAACCAATGAGATAGTATGTTCTAATGATCTGCAGTTTATCGTTAACTAAATCTAGTTGTATGCGCCTTTCGTTGCCTGGTAGACTTAAATCTCCTACACCACCACGACCGATAGGACCTTTTTTCTGTTCATCCATCGTTTCGAGAGATAATCTTTCAAGTTCTTGACGAATACCAAAATCTTGTGTCGCATGAAATGTTACCTGCCAATTACTACTGCCATCATACATTGCTGCGCCTGGTAGATTAAATTGTAAACCTTGAAATGGTACTTGATGTACTTGTATTTTTCTTGAAGGTAGTGTAGCAGTCTTAATAAACACCAAATCAGAATCGTTGAAGATGGTGCCACCAATTTGCGCAACACGAAGCTGATAGTCTCTTGCGAAACCTCTGTTTTGTGCGTTATAATAGAAATCTTGTATGCCTTGACCCATATTAATATTTATAGTTACCCTCTTAGTATACTTCCAACATTTTTAATAGACTTAACAACGTTGCCAACAGATTGAATTTTACCACCAATAACTTGCAATAAACCTGGTTTTGGTTTAGATGTAGTGGATGATATTATTTCTGATGTCCAATACTGGTATGTAAGATTAATATCAAAACTATTAGGTGCACCGTTACCACCCAAATCATATTTAATTTCACCTATATTTTGAACAAACCAACCATATAATCTGTATATTGCTATTGTAGTTAAAGAATCATCCAAGAGATTAAGTTGTAACATTCTTGATTTTAATATGCTTCGCATTGTATGCTCGTCAAAATCATCTTTCTGTATTTTTTCTAATGCATTACGTATAGCATATGGTTGATCACAATAAAATGTTAATGGCCATGATCCACTCTCATATTCAACCTGTAACGGTACATTAAATTTAAATCCTTTAAATCCTACATTACCTGTTTGAATTGTACGTTTTGGTATAGATGCTGTTCGTGCATATATAAGCAATTCACCAAGATCTGTGTTATCATCGGGTGTAAAATCACCTAGTTGTGTCACACGAAATTGATAATCTCTCGCAAAGTTAAATTTTTGCGCAGTAGTATAAAAGTCTTGTATTCCTTGTCCCATTATAAATAAAAAAGCCTTCTGTATTACTTATACAGAAGGCTTCTTAAAGAAAGACTATATATTAAGCTGATGCTGTTTTGGTGTGGCGCCAGAAGTGATATGCAAGTGTTGCATCATATTCGAGAGTCTTACCATTTCCTTGGATGTCGTATGAGATATCGCCCATCTTAACAATATATACACCAAATAGTTTATATGTATTGAGAACGTTTAATTTGTCATCAACTAGGTCTAATTGAATAACTTTATCGATACCCTTTACTGCAAGGTTGCCTGTGCTTGTTGCGTCATCAAAAATCTCTTTCTGCCATGCTTCAAGACGCTCACGAATTAAACCGTCACGGTCTGCATGAAACTTAACAGCCCATGCATCACTACCTTCATAATTTGCTGTGCCTGGTACGTTAAAGTTTAGTCCCATATAAGGAACTTGCTGATTAGCGATAGAGCGTGATGGAAGAATTGCTGTTTTAATATAAACAAAATCTTTCTCATCAAAACGGTTATCACCTATAGCACGAACACGAAGCATGAAATCACGTGCGAAATCGCGTTCCTGCGCCACTTTATAAAAGTCTTGGATTGTCTGGCTCATATTATTATTTACGTATATTGTTTAACTATTTATATTTTATTTGGGGTAATTGATGGAAGACCTGGTTGTGGTGTTGGTATGTTATTTGGATGACTTAAATTACTAGTCTTAACATCCTCAATTCCATGCCATATATCTAAATATGACTGTTTCATCTTTTCAAGTTTTGACATATCGAGTTTGACTTTTTCTCTTGACAGATATGTAGGAAGTGTACCTCTTGAAGTACTAATAACACTTATAAGTGTTGAGAGTGGTGTAATAATATTTTTCTCTAACCAAATTTGTTCGGGATCCGGAGATTCTGTTAATAAAGGATCTATCGGTGATACACCCCGCATAATATCATATGTTTCTTCTAAAAGGTGGTTACTCATTCTGTTATTTATTTAGG